GTTAAGGTGGATTTTGATGAAAGGCAATTAAAAATCCTTGGAAATAATGATTATGACTTTTATGTAGAAAAATTAATACCATTGTCATTAAATGATATTGTTATTGGTGTGATTGAAGATTCGTGTTCAATCGAAGATGAAGATGGTCGTATTGTAGTTATAAAGTTTAATATTATTCTTTGGACTAAATTTATTAAAATGATTGATATGAATGATTTCAATAATATTTTTATGGAAACTTATGTCGATCAAGACAATACATTAGTAGCAACTGAATTAGTGACTAGAAAATAATCGAATAGGTCGGTAGAATTTGACATTTAACGTAAGTTGAATTAAGCAAGTAAAACACATAATAAAAATACATAAAAGGAAGATGTAAATAAATGGAAATATTATTATATACAACGCAATGTCCTAATTGTAGAAAACTAGAAGCTCAATTGAAACAAAAAGGAATGAAGTATAGCTCTATTACTAATATGGAAAGTATTTTGGATTTTGCTAGAAGTGTAAAATTAAGTACAGTTCCAATATTAGTAGTAGATCATAATGTCATGATATATGACGCAGCAGAAAAATGGATCAAGACACAGAAGGAGATAACATGTTAAATAGTAAAAAAATTGTAGAAGGATATTTGTATCAAAGCAATTGGAGAGTTAAAGAAAATTCAAATTCACCATATTGTTTTGGTGGATTAAATAAACATATTGGTAGTGAAGTTAGTAAAGATTATTGGCTACGGTACGTATATGATGAGCATGACAAAAATATTAGCAAAGCTTATTTAGATGGAGAAATGCATATTCATGATCTTGGTGCATTAACTATATATTGTTGTGGATATTCAATCAAAGGTATTATTGAACAAGGAGTTAAAGGTGTTCCAAATATTCCGCAATCATCTCCTGCAAAACATTTTTCGTCTATATTAAATCAGTTGGCAAATATAATTACTGTATTCCAAAATGAGATTGCTGGTGCGGTTGCTTTTAGTTCAGTAGACACTTATTTAGCCCCTTTTATTAAAGAAGATAAATTAACATATGAAGACGTTAAACAGAATTTGCAAAATTTCGTTTTTTCTATTAATAGTAATAGTAGGGGAGGTGCAGAACCAGCCTTTTCAAATATCACATTAGATTTGTTTCCACCAAAGGATTTAATAAATAAAAATGTTATTATCGGCGGAGATACTCTTGACTATACATATAAAGATTGCCAAGAAGAAATAAATATGTTTAATCGTGCATTCTATGAGTTAATGATAGCTGGTGATAGTACAGGTAAAGTTATGAGTTACCCTATTCCTACTTATAATATCTATGAGGGATTTGATTGGGATAACCCAAATAATGAAGGATTATGGGAAATGACAGGTAAATTTGGAGTTCCATATTTTGCTAATTATATAAATAGCGATATGAACCCTGAAGATGCTAGAAGTATGTGCTGTAGATTAAGACTTGATCTAAGGGAACTAGAGAAAAGAAATGGAGGGTTGTTTGGAGCAGGAGAAAATACAGGATCTATTGGCGTAGTGACCGTTAACCTTCCTCATTTAGCATATAATTCAACTACCGAAGAAGAATTATTGTTAAATATAGAAAGGGTAATGGAGCTTGCAAAAAGTAGTTTAGAAATTAAACGAAAATTTTTAGAAGATATTGTTCTTGAGAGAAATTTACTTCCAGCGTTTAACACATATGTAGGTACTTTAAATAATCATTTCAATACTATCGGATTAATAGGGTTGAGTGAAATGTGTGAAAATTTCTTAGGAAAAGGTAATGATATACTTACCAAAGACGGCAAAGATTTATCTTTAAGAATTTTAGATTTTATGAGAGACAAACTTTCCGACTTCCAAGAAGAGACTGGTAATCTTTATAACCTAGAAGCTTCCCCCGCGGAGTCGACTACATTTAGATTAGCAAGAAAAGATTTAAAAATGTATCCAGATATTATTATAAAAGGTACTAAAAAGTCACCTTACTATACAAATAGTTGTCATATGCCAGTTGATAAAGTAGAAGGAATTAAACAATTATTCGACCATCAAGATGACCTTCAGGTTAAATTCACAGGAGGAACTGTTGTACATATTTTCTTTGGAAGTAGTATTTCGGCAGCAAAAGCGAAACATATTATCAGAACTGTTTGTGAAACATATAGAGTCCCATACATAAGTTGTTCCCCTTTAACTTGTTATTGTCCTAACTGTGGATATTTGGAAATCACAGCTACTATCTGCCCCATATGTGGATCAGAGGTAGACCAATATCAAAGAATTACGGGGTATACTAGAAATCTAAAATATTTCAATGATGGAAAAGCGCAAGAGCAGAAAGAAAGAAATCAATTATGATTAGATATAAAAATATTGAGCACGAAAGAGTAGAAGATGCCCCTTTTATGGGGGCGTTGATTAACTCAATTGACTGTCACATTAATTGCAAGGATTGTTTTAACCAGCATTTAAAAACATATCCAACTATTATTAAAGAAGCACAAGATATTATAAATGAAGTTAAATCTAATTTATTCAATCAAGGAATAATATTTGGTGGTTTAGAATGGTCAGAACAGCCAGAAGAAATGTTAGAGTTGATTACTGTAGCATTAAGGAATAATTTAAAGGTTATGATTTATTCTGGATTAAACTATTCCACTTTTATTAATAAATTTCCAATGTTGAATACATTAGATATTGTGTTAAAATGTGGATGTTTCAAGTCGGAATTAGCAACTGAAAATAATATTCAATATGGTATTAAATTAGCAACTAGCAACCAACAAATTAAACATATAAAATAGGAGGACTAAATAAAATGTTAAAAGTTCATGTTACAGAAAATGAAAANACTAAAGTATGCGAAGTTGAAATAACTACACCTAATGGTGGCACATATACATTCTGGGATGACAAGATTAATGTCACCAAACGCATCCACGAGAAAATGGTTGAGATGGGATTCTAAAACTGGTATTTTAAGGACAATTTATTAAGTAAGTAAAACATAAAATAAAAAAGGATGTGATAAATTGCAATATATGGGAAGTAAAAACAAAATTTCTCAATACATTATTCCTATTATTGAATCGTATATGACTGCAGATACAAATGGCTATTTAGAACCATTTGTAGGAGGTGCAAATCTAATCGATAAAATAAAATGCAAAAAGAAATTGGGGTGCGACAGTAATAGTGAATTAATAGAGTTATTAAAGAAAGCTCAAACAAATGATATTCTTCCAACTACAATAAGCGAGGAAGAATATTTAAAGGTTAAAAATAATAAAGAAGATTACGCTAAATGGTATGTTGGGTTTGTAGGTTTTTTTGGTAGTTTTGGTGCAAAGTATTGGGGAGGATTTGCTAGAAGATATAAGAAGGATGGTTCAATTGAAGATGTCCCTGCCCAAGCAATAAGAAGTCTTGAAAAACAACGACCTAATTTAGAGGGTATAACATTTTTACATAAAAGTTTTCAAGAATTACCAAAAGATAAAATTAATGGTTATATAATTTATTGTGATCCGCCATATGAAGGAACTACTAAATATAAAACGAATGCTTTCCCACACAAAGAATTTTGGCAGTGGTGTAGAGAAATGAGTCAACATAATACAGTCCTTATAAGTGAATACAATGCACCAGATGACTTCATATGTATATGGGATAAGGAACACAAAACAAGTCTCAATACACAATCAGGTGAACAATCTAACAGGTTAGAACGACTGTATATCCACGTTAGTAAATACAAACAAAATAGCAATTTGATATGTGGGTAAAACAGATAATTTACTCTAACTATTAAAGAAAATAAAAACAATATTGCTGAATAAAGGAGAATACATATGTTTAAAAGAATAAGAAAAATTATTTGTAAACAATTCGGACATAAGTGGGAAATTTATAGTGTTAGTACAGGATATTGGAGTTATGACGTAGAAGAAGCGGGACATTGTAAAAGATGTGGGTGTGATACCCATAGTTAGAAATTGTTTAAAAGAACTATTTTATTGAAAGGAGGGATTGGTATTAAAAATAAAGAAGATATTATCAAAATATTAAAAACGAATTTCAATTATGTATATTGTGATACATGTAAAGGGAATTATCCCAAAGATTGTGAGGATGATTATTGCGACGATTGTCACAGAAAAATGATGAATTGGGGAATTTCAGATCATTTCTCAGAATTAATAGCTAAAGAGATTTTAAAATAACTTTTTTATTGAAATAGAGGTGATTAAAACGGATATTAAAAAGTTTATAGAATTTAAAAGCTATTATGAAACTCATGGTTGTGAATTTGTA